TTCCTGCCATCGTGGTAGGACCTAATACAGCCGGTAACTGTCCAGATATAGTAGTAAGAGTTGTATTGCCAGCAGTTTGAAGTGCTGAAGTTGCAGCTCCCGTTGGAAGAGGAAGTGTAGTTGCACTAATGGGTTGAGTTACATTTGATCCATCTACACGAAGTAATCCTGTAAGCCCAAGAGATAAAGCGTTGTATGTTCCTGTTACATACGTTGGTAGACCTGTAGTAACTGAACCTGCTGCTCCAATATCTCCTGCGCTATCTTGATTGAAAGTCTGATTTAATGCCACAACTATTCTCCTTCTAAAACGTCAATTAATTGGCCAGATACTAGACCGATAGCATTGATAATACCTAGCCACAAATTATCGCTATCTAACGTAAAAAAACTTCCAGGATTAATCCTGACTCCCTGATGCAAAGCTGCTGCAACTTGATACTGAATAAAAATTACTTCTGCACTATTATTAAAAATATGGGCATAAACTCTATTTGAGTTAGCCGGAAACAATTGCGTACTTGTGGTCCCTACCGATACCTGCGTGGGATATCCGGGAGTTAAGGTGGAAAAACCTTGAGAGACTGATGTAAATGTTCCAGTTACCTCTAACGCGCCTGCGCCATTAACCATTAAAGGGACTAGGTTACCCCCTACATTCACAGCTCCTATCTGCGTGGAAGAAGTAGGAGCAGGGGCACCGTTAGCTCCGATAGAAGCATTAGTAGCGATAACTGTGCCTGTAACATCAATAGGCTGACCGCCATCGGTAACATACAGATGGCCTGTACTATCTACTAAGGCCTGATTATCACTATCGGCTGATTTTATAATCGTAGTGGCCATTAGTAACTCATTAAGGTGCCCACTAGGGTGCCGTTAGTAATTGGAGAAGTTGTCATAGAACGGAGGGAAACTCGACTATGCGCTGCGAATACTCCCCACGCTCGGTAAGTCAGACCGTTACCTATAATACACAGAAGGGTTTCTTGGCCTGAAGCACCTAAATAAACTCCAATAAAATCGCCAGTTGTGTCGATATAATCAATAGCGACTGCGGATCTAAAGCCACTATCAGCGATGACTTGTAATGGAAGAGAACCAGACCCAGGGATATGAGTGACTGCAGCATCTAAGATTTCAGGTGAATCGAAAAATGCTATAGGAAAGTTATAATTCATAGCGCTCTTATATAGGAGATGGGCGGACCCAAAGGTACCTATAAGCGCTATTTAGTCCTTTTTGACTAGATATATGATATTATTGATAAAACGTAATCCCTAGAAATAAAAAGGCCCCAGGATTTTGTCCCTGAGGCCTTCATATTATAACCTAGAAAGGCTATAAGGGATTACTAGGCGGAGAGCTGAACAACGCAGTTCCAGCCTGGAGCAGAGCAGATCAGGTTACCGTAGTAGCCGATACGAATTTCCAACGCATCAGCATTTCCAACACGCAGGCCTTCGAGACCTTCCATGCCGTAAGTGAGGATGTGTGGAACCTTACCCAAGCTGCGGAGCTTCCACGTTGCCATGGTAAGCAGGTATGCAGTTTGAGGAGGGCAGCTACGGTCAGCAAGTACGGTGACGCGGCCATAAGCGCTTTGAAAGGTGATCCCTTCGAAAGCGACTTCGACTTCATCGTGCTTAACTTGAACGTATTGAACCTTAGCGCCCAAGCTGTTCACGAGAGCGGCATAGGAAGCAAAATCCATAACACAAAGATCTGGCTTTCCACCTTCGCGATTCAGGAAAGCGAGAGCGTTAGTCATACCTTCTTCGATGGTATAGGAAGACGCATTATAGCGGCAACCAGCCAAACGAGTTGGATCAGCCGAACGGTTCACTCCCCAGAAGCTATCGGTAGGAGCAGGAGAGGCTACTGGAATCCAGGCCGCGAGTCCCGAAAGGGCCTCATAAGATCCAGTATTGCTTGCCCCAGCCGCAGGAAGATCTCCTGAGATCGTGAGATAAGCAGCACCGGTTCCGATTGCCCAGTTAGCTGACAACGTAGCAGCCGAAGCCGTTCCGTTGAGGACGCCCGTAGCACGATTCACAGCAGTGATCATCACGGTATCAGCCGAAGGAGCGCCACCAGCGGTAGCAGAAGCTACGAGAAGCATTCCAACTTCGAAGTTGACGACTTGCTGAGAGTTGCTGAGAGGGATAGTAACTCCGCCAACTGCAATTCCACCAACTTGGGTAGAGGCAGCAGTAGAGATACCACGGGTAGCAGTTCCGTCTCCGAACAATTCGAAAGCGATGTTATTCGTGATGTTGCGGAAACCGCCATCCATTTGAAGCTTAGCAGCATCAACGAATGCACCGGCGTTGGTTTTAGTTTGTTCCATCAAGAGGTTAGTGATGGTTACCAATTGGTAATCTTCAATAACATAAACGAAGAAACTAGCCAGGGACGTAGCAGTTTGTTGGTTCTGAGCGTTAGCAAACGTATGGGAACGACCTTGAGGAGTTCCATACTCGAGGGGGACTGGGATATATTTACCGGCAAATCCATCTGGAGACTCGTTCTTAGGTACGAGAGCCAAGAAAGGATTTTCCTTGTAAACAAGATCCTTCATATATTCTTTATCATCAGTATAAAGCTCTTTCAACGCAGCGATCTGGTTGGAGCTGTTTGCGTAAATAGCAGCCATTGCAATTTCCTTTAGACCTTAGGTAATACTAGGGATTAATCCAGCATGTTCCGTAGTCTGTTATTATTTATTAAGTTCGCCTCTAAATGCTAAAACAGCGCGTTCCTTAGCAGAGAGCTTCTTGCTTGAACTTACCGAATTAGTGAGGGTTGGTTTTGGTGCGCGTTGCTGCGTAGTATTTGCCTGTTGCTGCTGGGAAGGCCTAGCATTCGCCTTCATTCTTTGTTGAATCTTACTGATCTGAGAAGAGTATGAGCTGAGCTTCTCTACCAAGTGATCTTCAACCTCACGGCACGCTTCTTCTACAGAAAGGATAGTGCCGTCTTCTTTAAACGTTTCTTCAATCAAATCCACTACGTCTTTGATTGAGTTTGTTTTCCTGATCGCCTCGTAACTATTAGGGTCGGATAACACTAGTGATTTGGCGTCATTACGAATCTGTTTAAGCGCCTGCTGGTACTGAGCGTCTTGCGCTTGTTGAAAAGATTTTCGATCCGCTTCTCTCGCTTCTTCCTGAGCACGAAGCTGCTGTTCAAGCTTTTGGATCGCAACCCTAGTAGCTGGGTCTTGATTACCTTGGTTCAAAAACATCTGAGTGATTTGATCGTAATCAAGACCGTTCTCCAGAAGCGTTGTTACTGGATCTTCGGTCAACTTAGATTTTTGAATGTAGCCGCTTTTATACTCAGAGTCTTTAGCTTTAAGGGCTTCTTCTCTTGCTTGAATAGCAGCTTCGCGTTCAGCGATAGCGCGTTCTCGCGCTTGAGCTTTGGCGTACAGCGCCTTCTCTCTACGGGCCAGTTGAGCATACTGGCTAGAGAGTAGCTCCTTATCTTTTGCAGCCGGTACTTCGGGCGCAGCAGATTGCGGGTCTTCAGACACGTTCTGCTGTCCTTGAGATGGAGGAGAAATGGCAGATAATTCTTCTGCAGAAACGCTATTAGGGTTTGCAACTGGATGCTCTTGAGATTGAGCTGCAGTAGGTTTAGACAGCATAGCGATTGCTCGATCACGAGCAGATTGAGGAGCGTTCTGCGCTTCTGGCGCAGCGCTATTACCAACGGATTCGATTTTCATGTTATTTCCTTATTTATTAGCTACTTAGGTTTATTACTTCTATTGTTCATTCACTTAGGGGGACACTGGGTTGGGACTGTTGGGTACCAAAGGGGACTGAGGAGCTGGCATCGGCGCAGCTTGTGGAGGAGCAGCTCCAGGGGGCGCGGCAGGAGCAGGCGGCTGGGCGGCCTGCATTAAGGCTAAAGTCTGAGTGTAGAAGTCTCTAAGCTGCTGCTGTTTATCTTCTTCAAGGTTAGCGGCGGCATAAAGATTGTAGTACTGCACCACTGTATCTTTAGCGAGCTGTAAGTCTAGGAAAGGATCTGGAGGGTTGTACTCGCCGTCTTCTATGATCTTATCGAGGTACTGGTAAATGCGTTCTTCAGAGGCATTAGCCAGACGTTCCATCTGATCAATATCTGGGTAATCAAGAAGTCTGCGGCCTTCTCGGATAGTGATCATTCCGGATTGAATCATCTCAGTGATCTTCTCTAAACGACCGGCTGGATCGCGAGGAAGTGAAGACATATTAAAACATTGAATAACGAAAGGATCTTCAAGCATATCAGCTTTAGGAAGGTCCACTTGCTTGGTGCCGTTCTTATTCGGGTACACAGTGGAATATTCGCCATCCCTCTCAGCGATCTCTTTAGCTAACTCAATAACTTGATAAGCGATATCAACAAACAGATTGTCATATTTGCGAGAAATAGCCGCAAAACGATCTGTAGATATGTCATCATACGAACGAATTGCCTCCCCCGAATTAAGTCCCGCCGGTTTGGCTGACGACGCCTGTAGGGATGAGACACCACATTGCTGGTAGCCATAGTCGATCAATCTTTGTAGCTGCTCGTAAAGTTCTGGAGCGTTGCATGGAGCAACTTCGTAGGTAGGTTTAGTACCTCTATAGCCCACGATGACCCCGACCTCGTTATTGTTTGTAGCTTTCGAGACTTTAGACCCTTCTTCAATGAATACGCGAGGGACGCCCACTAGCTTAATGGCTCTAGAGATTGTGTAGAGCAGTGAATTAATTTCCATCTGCGTGCCCATAAGCTGTTCAGCTATGCCTTGGCTCCAGAAGCCAAGCATACGTGGGGAGTAGTGCAGAAATACGAAGGGGAACTTATCCTTCTCGTAATCTTCATCAAATAATACGCCAGTAGAACAAGCGATTGTATGCCTACCATCTTTGGCTTTGGGACCGGAACGAAGATGCCAACCTTCCACTACCATGACTTGGTCTGATACGGTCTTAGAAGAATCTGCTGAGTTGTCTGGAAAAGCCTTACCGGCAACTTCAATAATAGCCTTCTTATTAGGAAACATGTCTTTGAGAACAGAACGGTCAATAAGCTTTACTTGGTAGATCTGTCTTGGGTCGCCGTAGATGGATTCGTTTGGATCTACTAATAATTCTGTTTGAAGAACCCGCTCGAGACAAACTTTATTATCTGGCCCTTCGAATATCTTGCAGCAACCTGTACCGGTAACCAAGGCGTCGCGCAGAATAATAGCAGCCTTTTCGTAAGTCTTAGTTTGGTAAAATTCACCTAAGATAAAGTTATTAAGGCGCTTAGCTAGGTTACGCTCTTTATAATCCCCATTGTCGGTGAGAAATACAGGTGCAGGCCTTGATTGTGAAATACGCGATACTAGCGTATCTACGCAGGATTGCACCACGTTAAAAGTGGGGCGGTCAGTTGGCAGACCATGCGTCTGATCCAGCTTAGTAATGTTGCTGCCGATAAAGTTAAACAGTGACATGTTGCCATAAAGTCGGGCATAAATGGCAGTCTGACGTTGACGGTAAGCTTGGGTTTCTTTTAGAAACGCCGCAGTGCCTAGCATTTCTCCAGCTAGTTCTACATCTCCGCTAGCCTTCCACCATTGGGCAGCATTAGTAACAAGCTTCCTATTAGAAGTGTTTAGAGTTATAGTAGAAGCAGGTTTTGAGGATGGAGATACTTTCATTTATTAGGCAGTCAGAGTGTCTTCGTCAGGCATCTGAGCTGCGCTCCACATTAAAAGTTGGTCCTGAGTTAAAGCTTCTTCTTCAAAATCTGCAGCGATAACTTCTTTCATTTCGTTGTTGTTATGTTCTAATCTTATTTGTTTTTTATTACTTAACGGTAGATCATCAGTAAATGTGACTTCAAATCCTTCACATTTAAACGATTTGATACCTGCCTTGCGACAGGCGGTAGCAAGTTTTTTAAGTTCTTTAGCTGTAGGAAAAATCACGGTTTACTCGTCTAGTGGACGGTTTGATTTCATTTTTCTACGGATGGCTTTAACTACCGACGTGTCCCTATAGGCGTAGTTAGGATCAACTCTTGGGTCTCCTTTAAGATTTGAATCCAGAGGCTGAGGAGAGATTTGGCTATCGTCGTATTGCTCTTTAAGCCCAGCTTCAAAACTCATATCGTCTTCATCATTAAGACTTTCACGGGAGTTGTTGTTAAGATCGACCTGACCTCCGTCAGCCATTTTCTTGCGTCTTCGGATAGATTGAGCTACCGATTCATCTTCGTCTTCGTCTTCATCGACTTCTCCACCATCTGCCATGGCCATCATAGCTAGAGGAGCTAGCTGAGAGATATCATCGGTCAAGCCGCCGCCTGCCATACGCTTACGTTTACCCATGATCTCTTTAACCAGAGACTCGCCCTCTTCAGGCTCTAATTTAGACTGCTCAAGCTTAGGATTAATTTCGCCGCCTTTAGCAAACTTAGCGCGCTCATCGGCGTGTCTACGAAGCATATCTTGTTCAGTCTCACCTGTGTGCGGAGACTCTTCGTCTAAACCGTCGGAAATGTCATCATGATCATTAATTGCATCGTACTCGCCTGGAGGCTGTTTATTGTGGGGGCCTGATGGGAAATCGCTAGAAAGTAAGTTGCCTTCATCATCACGTTCGTCTAGTTCCATTCCGCTATCTTCAGGTTCCATCTCAACCTCTCCGCCGTCAGCGTAGCGGCCTGGAGGACTTTGAATCTTATTCATATCTTCTTCAGATTCGTCTTCTGAATATTGATTTTCAGAAGCCTTCATGTAAGGAGGCTTACCATTACTGTGTTGACGAGCCATATCAGAAGGATCTTTGCCTTGTTTACTGGCCTCTTCTTCATCATCTCTGGCTACCGGCTGAGCACGATCGGTCTCTGGATAAATTCTATCGCCAAAATCCGCCTCATCATCATGCATATCTCTGTTTCTAACTGAGAATGCGTCACTGCCGACCATTTTAGGCTGACTTAATTTCGTCACTGAGAATTTTTGAGCTTGTTTAATAGTAGGATTATCATCCCAGTCACTGTCTTTTAGGGCCTTATTTCCTTTATTGCGACGAGTCTCATCACTATCGCCATAAACATTTTCTGGCATGGGACGTTTCTGATTATTAGTAGAAACATCTACCCGGCCACCTTCCGCCATTCTTTTACGGATCATTCCGCCTTTAGCTTGCGGCTGAGCAGAAGAAACAGGAGAAGGTGAAGGGTTTGGACCCTGTTTTATACGCTTGTTAATACTGTCTTGAATGCTCTGTCCGGCAGTGTCGCCAGCCATACCGCCGTCGGCCATCTTCTTCTTGGCGTTCTTCTTCTTAATGTTATAAGCGATCGCTAAGGATTGTTTTTGAGGCTTTCCAGCATCCATCTCAGTACTTACATTCTTAGAAAACGCGGCTTTACTTCTACCTGGGGTTAACGGCATGATCTATATCTTCCTCGTGCGTTAATGGCACGCGTAGTTTACAGGACTTAGTCATCTTCTTGCTCTTCTTTTTCGTCCTCGATCTCTTCGTGAGGCTCAGAATCTAAAATCTCAAAGGCAGAGCGTATAGCTTGAGCAGCGCCTTTTTTATCTCCTGCACTAACGCAGCGAATAAGATCTTCTGCGGCAGACTCTAATGGCGCATCTGAACTATCGCCGTCATCGGGCTCAAAGGCCTCGTCAGGCTTTCGGTATTCCATGCTAACGCCGGAGGATTGTTTTTGTTTCTTTAAAAAAGGAAGGTTGGACACTAAGGTGGCTCCTAATGTCGTTTTTGCGTCCTTTTATGTCTAAATACGTAACTTTTTAATCATTTTTTATACATTTAGACATAAAAGCTAATCTTCTGGAATACCGCTGGTGTGCCTTTCGATTAAGGCCAACTCAGAGAAATGCTCCATGGCGTTATCAAACATCATGGACTGTTGCTTATCTGCCCATTCTTTCGTACCCCTCTTAGGCTCCTCTATAGGCTTAGAGTAAGTAAAAGCGGGGGATTCTTTAAAAGCGTATAATACGGCGTCGATAATGTCTGAATGGTACTTATCAGAAAGCTTAGTTTTATCAGGAGTAGACTTATCTCTATCAATTTCAACTAGATAGGAATCTTGAGCGAAACAAGAAGATGATTTAGCTTTAAACCTACCTGTGCGCAATGAATCGTTTAGGAAGGCCACGTTTTCCATCTTACGGGACTTGTCGGCAGGTTGAACTGGGATCCCGTGGCGGCGCCGCATTTCTTCTGCGAGCTTTTTACCTAAGCCTCCTTCGTCTATAACCATCTTAGAGACGTCGTATTTAGCCTGCAAATATTTAATCTGGTCCACAAGCTCTGTAAGTCCCTGTCTTTTAACAACAAGTTCTTCTACCAGGTAGGTTGTCGGATCCGATTCGGACCAGGCCACTATGGCTATGGCGTCGGCATCCATATAACCTAAGTCGATCCCCATAATGTAGTTATACTTAGTCCGGGGCTGTAGTTCAGTAAAATGGTTGATAGTCTTATCGTAATGAATCCAAAGAGAGTCGCTGTCCAACACCCACCTGCCGAAGAACTCTCTCTGGATAGACGGGTCTTCTGCTTTAACGCCTCTACGAAATAATTCTCGCTCTAAAAGCTCATGGTGGGTTTTATTGGCTTTTTGTACAATA